TATAAAGAATTAGATAATTCTTATAAGCATTTTGGAACAAGAATGCGTATTATTGGCAAGATTGAAAACAATGAACGCCGCAGTCAAACCCCAAATGGAAGTACAACATATTATCAGGTTGCTGGAGTTCAACCAGATCAACCAGTAAGCATAGGTGGTGGCTCAGGAGGATTAGCGGTATTATTTAATCCAACAACAAACAATGGATATTATTATGAAATTGCTGCATTGACAAGTGACAATATAGAGTCATATCTACAATTAGATAAAAATAATCAATCAAATATTTCTATTAATAATGTTGTTTTTTATAAAATTAAAAAAGATGCGTCTAATAATAATGCAATTCCTGTAAAACTTTACGGCGGTCTAGCAAAAATTACAGTTGACGATGGTAGGTTTACTGGTCAGTATAGAATGGCTGGTGAAGAAAATCCGACGGTATATGACTTAGCGATAGAGTATCAAGACATAGGAAAAACAAGAAGATTTTATTTATACATTAATAATCAGTTAATTAAGGTTGTAGACGACACAGATCCGCTTCCAATTTACAATAACATGGCTCCGTTTGTTCGTGGTTCATCTAGGGTTATGTTTGAAAATATCTATGCTCTGTCACAGAACTATTCTCAAAATACCGTGTTTACAGTTGGAGAAACATTGTCCTCTGCTTTTGGGGATAATGAAATAAGTGCTAGTGAGTCTTTAAGAAAATATGCAATGAGCGGTATAGTTCAAGCAACTTACTTATCTGGAATTAGTGCTCAGCAACCACCTAAATATAATTTATATTTTGACGAGTTTGGTTCAATAATGAGAGAGTGTGCTTATTTTGATGTTAAGTATGATCGTGCATATCCCGCACTTTACGCTAAACTATCACCAACATTTAATAATGTTAAAGGTTACGTATCATCTGGGTTTTATGCAGACTCATACGGTGCTGAATTTTTGATATTTAATGCTACAGATACAGCCTTAAATCTTGATGAAACAAGCGGGAACTATCTAAGAATTCAAGGAGTTACATTTACACAAGACACAACCCATGAGTTAACAGTTGATGAATACTTTAAAAAGCGTAGTAATTTTTCTAATCCATTACTAACTGGATCTTCTCAAATTGTTTCTCCGCAAGTTGAAAAACAAAGGTTTAATGAAATTAAAAGAAGTAGAATGATTTATGGAAATAATGAATTTACTTTAGATACACCATACATACAAACACAAGATGATGCAGAAAATTTAATGGGCTGGATGATAAATAAACTTATGGTTCCTAAAAAATCTATTGGTTTAAAAATATTTGCAACTCCAACAATACAACTTGGAGATATTGTAACGATTAACTATAAAGATTCTAACAACTTAGATTTGGTTACTTCGGCTAATTCTAGATTTATAGTCTATAATATTGAGTATTCAAGAAAAATAAATGGTCCAGACATGACACTTTATTTGGCGGAGGTATAGTATGTCATTAGACTGGCAGAACTATGAAAGACAAAAATTAAAAGAAGCAGGAAATGAAATTAGTACTGCTATTGACCCTGTTAAAACAGCAGAAGCAATAGCACTTAGTTCAGGACCTAATCAAGGTGGAACAGGGCTTTCAGGGGCTGCTTATGTAGCCAGCAGAGGTGGCGTAAATTCTCAAGGATATTTTAATGATGTTCCTGAGTATCAACAGTTAACTGCAAATGAAAGAGCATCCGTAACACTTTCTAATGGAAGCATAAATACACAAGGAATGCTTGCAATTTTAGATAAAAAAGAAAGAGAATACTTTGGAGACATTAAATATAATAGAATGTATGGCATTCAGCCAACAAACAATGAACCAGTTACATTTTTAAAAGCAACACCTCCAGCACCAATACTTAATGCACCAATTTATTTGGCCCCACCACCAGTTAAAACAGCGACTTTAGACATTATATTATTTGACGAAGAATCTGTTCCTACAGATGGAATGTTTGATCAGATATTTGAAAATATTGGTGGTCAAGAATTAATCAGCATAACAAGGTCTGATATTGTCAATGGACAAAAAATATCATATCAGCCAATTAAAAACCTTTCGGCCATACAACAAAGATATAATCCAAATAATATACTTAGCCTACAGCAAACCGCAGATAAGTTTTTTGCTGGATTTTCAATTAAACTAGAAGACAAAATTCCAGAAACTGGTAACGGAACTAATGGACAAAACGTATACCTTAACGCAGCAGGAGACTTAATTATTGAATTTATTAACATAAATCCTGACGAACAAGTAGAAACACAAATCAGCGTAAGTGGTACAATATATGAAGCAGATCTTGGAGACTACGCCTCATGATAACTAATACTGGTAAATCTATTATTGCAAAGTATTTACTTGGACAGGCCCCTGCCTATGCCTCATATATTGCTATTGGTTGTGGTGCTACCCCACTAGATACCGCCGATGAAATCGGAGACTATTCAACAAAAACAAATTTAGATTTTGAGATGTTTCGTGTTCCAATATCTTCTAGAGGTTTTGTAAACGAAGACGGTGTAGATAAAATTGTTCTAACAGCAGAACTACCAACAGAAGAAAGATATGAAATATCTGAAATTGGAATATATTCTGCAGGATCTAATCCATCTGCAGGAGCCTATGATAGTAAAACAGTTTTTGCGTTTACACAAAACGAAAACTGGCAATACGTAACAGCAGCATCAGCGGTAGCAATTGATACAGAATCTAATGCGCTAGATGCTCCAAACTATGACAACGTTATTGCTGTAGCAGATCCAGTATTTCAAACAAGCGCAGATAACCCAATATTTTTTAAATCACCAAGAGTTGCAAGATATGAAAGACCAAGATTTTTAAATAATATAATTATGATAAAGGGTAATGAGGCTGATCTTGACATTGAATCAGATAGCGGTCCAACACAAGATACTTTTGAAATAGGAGCATCATCAAATTATATTAGGCTAAGCGGAACAACAGTTGATTTTTCAAAAAACTCTCCAACAGATCAATTAAGACTAGCATTTTCAATAGTAAATAGAGATGGAACATACGGGGCTGGCACTCAACCAGAGAGGGCTAGGGTTTTAGTTTCATTTGAAAATACAAGTGGAACACAGTTTGCAAGACTTGAAGCAGAAGTTGCTGACGATAGCAGCGGAGGCCAATATGATTTTGCTACAGAAAGATACTTTGTTGTAACAAAACAACTTCAACAACTATATAGAACATCTGGCTTTGACTGGAATGCTGTTTCTGTAGTTAAAATATACGCATGCGTTATTGATGGAGTCAATCCGTCTGGCAACTACTATGTGGCGCTAGATGCTTTAAAATTAGAAAATGTTGCTACAGTAAATCCACTTTATGGATTAACAGGATATTCAGTAATTCAAACTTCAGGTGCAGCAACCATTGTCAAGAGTCCTAATACTAGTAATTATGTTGAATTTAGATTTTCAGTAGATCTTTCTAGCGGAAACAATTCATAATGGCTGACGCAGGAATTAAAAAAGTTATAATTAAAAAAGCATCTTTACCACCATTAGATCATGACAAAGTTGGATACGTTTTTAGATACAGAATTGTTTCTGAAGATAAAAACAGAACGTCTCAATGGTCTCCAATAAATCTTGTACTAGATAACTCAATTACTAGTGTTGCTGGAGCCGTACAGGTTTCAACATCAGTTATTAGTGCAGTTTGGGGAGATGAATTAAATAGACCAAAGTATGATGTTTTTGTTGGATTTGATGGGGCCACAGCAACCTACCACGGCACAACACCAATCCATTCATATCAATTTATTAAAACTGGAACTACAAATGTACGTGTAATTATTCAAGTTGAGTCATCTGAAAAAACACTAAATGCCAATTTCCAAATATACAACTCTGGCTTAGTTTCTTTGGTATAATAAAATAGGAGGAATAAATGGCAAAAGTACCACTACCAGAAAGAGGGCAACCTCTTGATGTTACATATTTATATCAGTTAATTGAGGCCGTAAACGACCTTTCCACAAATGTTGCTTCTAAGCAGACAAGCAAAACAATTATTGATACAGCAAGTGCGGGTAAGGCAGAGGTACAAACCTCTAACACAAGAATAGTGGGCGGGTTAGTTGAAGTTGCAAATAACTCAACAGTTTCAGCGGGTAACGAAAGAACGTTTACTTATGATTTTAAAGACTTTAAATATCCACCAATAGTATCAGCAACACCAGTTAACACTGGACAAACACCAGCAGGACAAAACGTAAATATTGTTCTAAAGAGTGTTACAGAAACAAGAGTAGAGGGTGTTGTAAGGTTTGGGGCTTCTGGCGACTTATCTTTATCAG